GAGGTGACGGTCACGTTCGGCACCGCGCCGAAGCGGGTGACCGAGTATGAGATTCGCCCGAATGCCAGCGTCGACCAGCCGGTGCTGACCACCTCGGCGCAGACGGTGCATCTGACCTCGATGCACGCGACGACGCGCCTGCTGGTGATTGAGCCGTGATGCCCCGCGTCAACTTCGTGGCGTGCCACCGCGGGCACCTCTATGCCGATGGTAACTGGGCCTGGCGCAACGACGGCACGCGCTCCTGCCTGGTCTGCAAGCAGACGCGGGAGGCACAACAGCGCCGGGCTCGTGGTGTGCCGCCGCGGCAGTTCCGGGTGCCGAGGCCCATGCCGTTCACCTACGCCAAGGCACGGGCATGAGCGGGTTCTATAGCCTGACCCCTGGCCGGATGTGCGGCGGCTGCGGCCTCGAGCTGTCGCGCTACCGCAAGAGCTACTGCAGCAACGTCTGCCGCGAAGTCGCGCCGCGGGCGTTCGTCGGCAACCCCAAGGGCGCGGGAGCACGGATCAGGCCGTCGGCCGTCACCCCGGAGTTCCGCAGCGCGCTGTGCGGGTTGTGGGCGGACGGCATCGTCACCGCGCAGATCGCGGAACGGCTTGGCATCACAAAGAACTCGGTCGTCGGCTTTAGGAAGCGCTGGGGGCTTGTCACTCGCGGCTCGCCGATCATCCGCACCGGGCCTACGAAGCCGCGCAAGCCGACGGTGCCACGCGCGCCATCGCCAGAGCCCCAGGTCCAGGTGCAGATCCGCATCGTTCATCCCCAACCTCCGGCGGCTGCCCCGCCACCGGAGCTGCCACCGGTCGCGCGCATCCCGAATCCACAGCCGCGGCCGGTGGTTTTTTCCAGCGTCACGACGTGCCAATGGACCGACGACACGGCTGCGCCCTGGACGATGTGCGGCGGCCCCACCGTGGATCACGGCTCGTGGTGCGAGGCGCACCGCCGGCGGGTGTTCGTGCGCCGCGTGCTGATCGCAGAGGCCGCATGACCCGCGCCCTGCGCCTTACCACGCCCGTCGTTCCCGAGACCAAGCTGCATCGGCAGATCACGGACGCCATGCGGCTGGAGATATGCCGCGAGGGCCACGTCTCACCGCAGGGGGTGTGCTGGTTCTCGATCGACATGGCGAACTACGGCGGCATCCCCGGCGCGCGCGTTGCCCGCGGTATCTGCGCTGGGGTTCCAGACGTGATCGTGCTGCATCGCGGTGGCGCCAACTGGATCGAGATCAAGACGGACGCCGGCATGCTGTCCGATGACCAGCGCGAGGTGTGCGCGGCGCTGCTGCTGAGCGGCTGCCGCTATGCCGTGGCGCGGGATGCGGACGAGGTGCTGGCGTGCATCGACGCGTGGCAGATCCCACGCAAGAAGCTGATCCGGGTGGCGGCATGACCGAGACCGTCACCCTCCCCGACGGCTGGGACCGCGACAGCAGCATCCCGGACGACGTGCTCGACGTGCTGGTGGCGGCCAACTGCCCGTGGCTCCAGGCGATCACTGAGGTGTCCTTCGTGCTGGCCAATATGCTGCTGGCCGAGGAGGACGCCGACTACCGCGTGGCGGTGGCGCAGACGATCGGGGAGGGGCTGCTTAAGGCTGCCCGCACCGGAATGATTCCGGGGGAGGTGGTGCAGTGAGCGCTTCCGACGCGATGATTTACGAGGTAGAAACAGATTCGCCGGCGCTGCGTCCAACAGCACCGGCGACTGTGTTTGTGTTAACTGGCCAAGGCCAGCGAGAACCGAGGTTGCACTCAGGTTTTAGCGAACCCCCTTGGCCCAGGTCAAGGAGTGCGTCCGTTGTCTAGCCATCCCTACGCCCTGGCCGTCAGCCTGGCCCGCCCCGTCGTGCGCGGCCACCTCACGCCATACCAGGCTCGCTGCGCCATCGCGGCCCATGTCTCAAAAGCCGAACGCGAGGGCCGCATGGACTACGATCCAGGCGACGTCATCAGCTTCAGCCGCTGGCTATTGGCCAGCCAGATCAAGCGCTTACAGGAACGGCGCAGCCTCGCCGCTGCCCGCATCGTCTGGCGCGTCCGGCCGTTCATCGGAACGAACCGCTCCCGTAACGTCATTTTGGCAGAGGCCCACGACGTCAACGGCGCCGAGGGGTTCGTGTTCTCCGAGGATGAAGTCACCGGCATCGTCGACCGCGAACTTTATTACGCGCGGAGGCCGGGCCGTGGCTGAGTATATCCATCCAACCCCGCCTACACCCGAGGATATCGCCACCATCAAGCAGATGGTCGAGGAGATTGATGCATACACCGCGCCGTTTCGCGTCATCGATGGCGGCCGCGCGCAGGACCAAACCCGGCAGGCGCATGATGCCAAAGGACACCTGACGCTCGCCTTCGGCCCGGACGCAGCAAAGGCCCCAGCTGATCAGTCAACCGTAGTCCGTGGCCTGTTCCACAAAGGCTCCATCACCCTGCTCTATGGGTTGCCCAAAAGCGGCAAGTCATTCCTTGCCACCAACGCAGCAATGGCCGTCGCCAACCCAGAAATAGCGAGCTGGATGGGGTGCCGCATCCAGCAGCACGGACCAGTGCTGTATGTCGCCTGCGAGGGCCATGGCGGCTTCTGGAAGCGCCTACAGGCCGCTGGCCATGTCCCCAAAGACTTCGCCCTTGCCACCGGGCGCCCAATGCTTATCCGCAATGACGACGGGCGCGGTTATAGTTGGGTGCCAAACCCTGCCGACGTGTTGACCGCCATCTCTGCTGTGCGCGCCTACTACAGTCGCCCGCCAGTCCTCGTCGTCATCGACACGGTGTTCCGCAGCTTCGCCGGAGGCAATGTCAACGACAGCAGTCACATGAACGCCTACGTTGCCGCAGCACAGCAAATCGCCGACGACGCCATTGCTATCGCGCTCGTCCACCACACCACCAAGAACGGCAGCTCGCCAGCCGGGTCCGTGGCCTTGATGGGCGCCGCCGATACCCTGGTGCTGGTCGAGAAGGACGAAGACGGCTCCCACCGATGGACGGTGGAGGAGGCCAAGGACGACGCCTCGGGCGAGGCAATCGGGTTTCGGTTGGAGGTGGTCAACGGGATCATCGATGCCGCCGGTGACGACGTCTCGTCCTGCGTGCTGGTCCCGCTATCGCCAGAAGAAACCCCGGTCCGGGAGAAAGGCAAAGGCGGGCGCAGGCCCAACTCACAGCGCATCGATCAGGTGATGGCGATCCTGGCGAGGCTGCTCAACAGCACCAACGGAATGGCCGTTCCAGTGAGGCGGTGGAGGGACACCGTTTACGCCGAAACCATGCCAGGAGACAGCGACGACGCGAAGCGAAAGGCCTTCAATCGAGACCGCGATAGGCTGATTGCAGAGGGCCGAGTTATTGCAACCGGAGATATGGTGACGGTGCCATGAACGATCTCCGGACAAAACGGACAAAACCGGACAATTGGACATTTCGTCCGGCCGGACAGAACGGACGGACAAAACCCCTTAAGGGGGGGTTTTTGTCCGGTCCGTCCGGTCCTGACCGAGCCCACTTTTGGACAGAACTCATTCTGTCCGCCAGCCAAGGAGGCTGACCCAATGCCAACAGTCTTAGAAACCCTGATGGATTGCGCCGATGTGGTCCTGGCGCTCAGCCCGATGTCAGAGGACGAAGCTAAAACCCTCGGCGTCTCAGAAAGCGAACGACAGAACCTAGTCCGCCTCGATCAACTCAAGGGCCAGCAACAAATCCACCCCACAGGAGACTGATATGCCCGGACTCCTAGACAAAGCGGTCAAGAAGATCGCCACCAAAGCCGGCAAGAAAGCCGCGTGGCCAATCGCCGTCGCTGCCCTGCAGAAGGCCGGCGATCTCAAAGCCGGATCACTCAAAGCCACGGCCAAAGGAACGGCACGCAATAAAATGTCGCCGGCCCAAAGAGCTAAGTCGCGGGGCGCATGATCCGTGACCGAAGCCGAACGCCTGCTGCTCCTGCTCTGCGCCGATGGGCTGCTCAATCGGCTGCCGCCAAGCCAGAGGCTCCGCCTGCAGGACGCCCGCGATGCTGTCGATGCCGAGGCGGTGGCCAGCCACGCTCAGGCCAAGGTGACAAAAACTCATGCGACAGGCGAGCAAACCACTGACATTTCAATAGATTAGAGATACGACACAGTAATGTTCTCGTTCAAAGCGATACCGATACGAAATATCTCCGGCTATCCGCGCAACGCTCGGACCCATTCCCACGAGCAAATCGCCCAACTCTGCGCCTCAATCACCCAGTTCGGTTTCACCAACCCGCTGCTGGTGGACGAAGCAGACACCCTCATAGCGGGCCACGGAAGGCTGCTGGCGGCGCAGAAGCTCGGAATGGGGGAATTACCCGCGATCGTCGTGACCGGCCTCAGCGACGCTCAGAAGGCCGCCCTGAGGCTGGCCGACAACAAGCTCGCCATGAACGCCGGCTGGGACGATGCGCTGCTGCGGTCCGAACTGGGCGACCTGCGGGATGTGGGCTTCGACCTGAGTCTCACCGGCTTCGCCGACGACGAGCTTGGCGCCATCTTCGCGGATCAGACGGTCGGCCTGACCGATCCCGACGACGTGCCGGAAGCGCCGGCCGAGCCGGTCACGCAGCTCGGCGACGTGTGGCTGCTCGGGCGCCACAGGCTTGTGTGCGGCGATGCAACGAGCGAGGCCGACGTGGCGCTGGCGCTCGGCGGCGTGAAGCCGCACCTCATGGTCACCGACCCGCCGTATGGCGTGGACTACGATCCCGAGTGGCGTCTGAACGCCGGGCTGAACAAGGAGCACCAAACTCGCGCCGAGGGGCGTGTTACGAACGACAAGCGTGCCGACTGGTCAGAGGCTTGGCTCCTATCACCGTCAGATGTCGCATATATCTGGCATGGCGCACTTCACGCGTCGGAAGTCGCGGCGAGCCTTGTTGCCGCGGGGTTTGATATTCGGAGCCAAATCATCTGGGCAAAGCCGTCGCTGGTGATTGGTCGCGGTCATTATCACTGGCAGCACGAACCCTGCTGGTATGCCGCGCGAAAGACCGCGCATTGGATGGGCGATCGCAAGCAGAGCACGTTGTGGGACATTCCCAATATGCACCGCACCCAGGGCAACGTGGATGATGGTCACACATCGCATTCCACCCAGAAGCCAGTCGAGTGCATGCGCCGCCCGATCGAGAACAACAGCAGCCCAGGCCAGGCCGTCTACGACCCGTTCGTCGGCTCCGGCACCACCATCATTGCTGCAGAGATGACCGGACGCGCCGCGCATTGCATCGAGATCAGCCCAACATACTGCGACGTTACCATCCAGCGTTGGCAGAACTTCACAGGACAAACCGCAACCAAACCGGACGGAACGCCGCATGTCCCGCTTTCCTAAATACCGCCCGACCGATGACCAAAAGCGCCAGGTCATGGTCATGGCCGGCTTCGGCTTCCGCATCAAAGACATCTGCGCCGTGATGCAGATCGACGATCAGACGCTGCATACGCACTACAAGCACGAACTAGCGACCGCCGAGGCCGAGGCCAACGTCCGCGTCGTGCAGGCGCTCTACAACAACGCCGTCAAGCACAACAACGTCACCGCACAGATCTGGTGGACCAAGTCCAGGCTGGGGTGGAAGGACGCGTCGGCGCTCGATATCGAGAACAGCGCCGGCAGCATGACGCTGATGCACCTGCTAGCCGCCAAGGCGGTGCGGGAGTTGCAGGCTCCAACCATCGAGGCTGAACCAGAGGAGGTGTCCAAGGCGTCGAAGCGACCGCCGAACATCTTCGAGCCGGCCTCCGAGTGATGCTGAACTTCGTCCCCGATCCGCCTGCGCATCTAGAACCAACGCCCACGTTCAACTGGGCGGAGGCCATCGCCAAGGCGGACAACCCGTTCATCCCGTGCATGACGCGCTATCACCGTGCGCCCATCGCCTTCGTCCGTGAGGTCCTCGGTGCCGAGCCTGACCCATGGCAGGCCGAGGCGTTGCGGGCGCTGGCGCGTGGCCATACGCGCATTTCCATCCGCTCAGCGCACGGCGTCGGCAAGACGTGCTTTGCGGCATGGGCTGTCGTGTGGTTCGCCAACACACGGGCACCGATGAAGTGCGTGATAACCGCACCGACGTCATCGCAGATGTTCGATGCGTTGTGGCCCGAGGTGCTGAAGTGGCATCGGGTGCTGCCTGACCTGTGGCGCAATCTGTGGGACGTGACGAGCGACCACATGAAGCTGAAGTCCGACATCGAGACGTTTGTCACGGCGCGGACTGCCAGGCCGGAGCAGCCTGAGGCGATGCAGGGCATTCACAGCGAGCACGTGCTGGTGGTGTGCGACGAGGCGTCGGGCATTGCGGAACCAGTGTTCGAGGCTGGGCAGGGCGCTATGTCGAGCGCCGGTGCGACCACGATCCTGATCGGCAATCCGACACGCTCGTCCGGGTTCTTCTGGCGGACGCAGAACACCGAG